TCTGGGGAGGTGCGCGTAAATACCGCTGTCCCGTCCGTTACCGTTGCCGATGCTGCGGCGTATCCAGAAGGCTGAGAAGAACCGGATGTTCCTGCTGTGGTGCACTCCCACCACCAAGGTGAAGAAGTTACTTTAATCAAATCGCCAAGGCTGTAAGCCGTGGAATTTGCCCTGTCGGCTACGCTTGCCTCTAGCGTCAAACCTGACGGGAACCCTCCTGCGTCTGTTCCTTGCGCCCATGCCGCATCAATCTGTTTCGTTAGGCCCGTACTGAGCACAAGAAAGGCTGCATTTGTGCTGTCAAGACACGCACCGACTGAAATGTCAATATCGTGTGATGGGTCAGACGAGTTGTTTGACAGAAGAAGCCCATAATGAGATGACCCTAAAACGCCAAGAGTCGATGCCAATCCGGATGGGGTGACAGCCGCCGATGCCTCGGAGCATCTTTTCGTTTCCGCCGAGGTGGCGTAGCGCGTCTTACCTTCGACCGCCGTCGTTGCTGATGTCGAAATTGTTATAGCGCTGTTGGCGAGCTTCCCAAGCGCGTACAGGTTCGCGCCGTCGCTTGCCACACTGACGCTTTCTGATTGGACTGTGAGGACATGAGACGCGGCCCCGTCAATCGTTTCCGCTCCGGCAGGGGCAATCGTAACGGTATTGGTATCGTCCGTTTTTTTTGCAATGGTGATCGGATACGTCATGTCAGCAGCCGCAGGCATGGTTACGGTGACATTGCCAGCAGTGGTGTCGACAAGATAGGAGTCGATATCCTGACTTGCAGTAAAATCGGCGGTCTTCGTTGCCGTTGTGTAGGACGGGCGTTGCAGGTAAACGTACTCAAACGTCGCAAGCACCACATCTTCCGAATCGAGCAGTCTAATATTGTACCAGCCATCCCCGTACACTTCGGCGCGCCCGTTGGCGTCCAGTGTGACTTCTGTCACGGGCTCAGTCTTGTCGCGGTCCATGTAGGCGAATTTGGTGAACGGCGTGCCAGGGATGTAAAATTGCAGTTTGCCGCCGTTTAGCGAGTTGCCGGAATTGTCCCGGAATCCTGCCAGTGCGGCTTCAAAATGTCGTGCGCGAGTTGCCATTTATTGAAACCTCGGAATGAAGTAAACAGCGGTGTTTTCAGTGTCGTCTTCGAGCAGTTCCTGTTTTAGCTGTCCTGCGATCGCCGCTATGTCTTGCGGAACTCCGCCAAGGGCTGGCCCGACCAAAACAGCTAGGTTGTAAACCAGAGCCATTAACGCTTCTTGCGGGAAGTCCGGCTCGTCTCCCTCACTGTCAAGGTCTTCAAGAGTGCGCTTCACGGTGACAATGGCAGTCGTGTTGCTCGCGTCTCCTGTCGGCCAGAAATACAGTGTCCCGCTCGTCCTTTGGCGGTCGTAATAGACCATATTTGCCGGGCTTTGCGTGTTTTTCGTCGGGATTGCCATGTACTCTTCGCGTGAAACAACATCTATCGGTATTTCGTTGTTGGAAGAGTCGCGCCGTCTGGCTGAAACAACTTGCAGCGGCCTTGGTTCGTCGACCGTCAGCCCGTCTCCTATGGTGTAGGATGCCGTCCCAGGTGTGAGCGTTACGGTTACATCTTTGGTTGGCCAAATCATCATTTTTGGTGCCCACTGCTTAATCATCATGTCAAGAAAGCGGCCACAAAACGATAGTTGGTGCGGCTGTGCCGTTTCCTGCGCTGCGATGACGTTAAGCAGGATAAGAGCGTCGTAAATGATTTGATTGCGCGTGGGGCTAAAGTCTGTACTGGAAGGGCTCACAGCTATCACAGGTCATCCTCCGTAACGTCGCCAGGAGACAGAAAAACGTCTACTGGGCGAGGTCTGGCATTGTTGACGCGGGTGTTGTCGGCGCGCGCCCGCACGTCTTCCTGGGGGTGCCTGCCATCGTCCTGGTCCCGGCGTACCATCAGACCGTCATGCGTCTTTACCGCCCGGCTGCGCCGAATTTTCAGGCCGGTGATATCACAAATCAGCCAGTGATTGCCGGGGATATAGGTCATTTTTTGTAAGCCTCAATGCGAATAAAGCCGCGCCCGGTGGCACCTAGCCCGGTAGACGCCAGCAGCAAATCGCCGGTTTTCCCAGCGCCCGACGTGTTTTGCAACGGAGCGCCGACCCTGCGAAAATCGATGCCACCCTCGCCTTCCGGCATAACAAACGCGTCCACGTCCGTGGTGGCGTCCCACAGCAGCCGAGCGGAAAAGCCGTCCAGCGCCCAGTAAATTTTCTCGATGGCGATAGCCTCCGCCGCCGGGGATAGGCCGGACACGTCAATCAGAGACGCGCCGGTTTCGTCGCCGCTGCCGTCGCCGGTAATCTCGACCTCCAGCACATATTTGCGCAACCCGTCGAGCCGTTCGGTTTTGGTAATGGTATTGGCCATGCTGTTTGTCTCCATGACATTGGGGGGCCGTAGCCCCCCCACAAAGGTTAGAATTACGCGCCAGGAGATCCGAAGATGCTGCGGAAATCGCACCAGCCGAAGGCATAGCGCTCGACGGCAGCGGCCTTGGCGTTCTTGGTGTCGAAATCGTTGTCTTGCTCAAACTCCATCGCCATGCGCTCTTGATAAATCAACCCCTCCGGGCAGTTGGTTTTGATAAACCATGCGTCGGTGTCGGTCAGGTAGTGGTTGAGCACAATGCCGCCCGGCAGCGCGTTGGTGGCTTTGAGCGCGTTTATGGCGTTGTTGGCGGTGTCGTTCTGTAGCGCCGATTTCAGAATGCGGTTGGCCTCATAGAACAGCGCCGGGGGGACAATCAACTTGTCGCCTTTAAGGGCGATGCGCAGCCCTCGGCTGTTTTTGGCCTGCATGATCTGCACAAGCAAGTCTTCCAGCGCCGCTTCGCTAAGGTCTGCCGCAACGGTCAGTTCGTTGCTTTGGGTGCCGTCCAGGGTCGGGTGGTCGGTGGCCAGCAGTTCCTTGCCGTCGCCGCCCTTATAGGAGCTGTTGAATCCCCGGTTGAGGATGTTGGCCGCGACGGTTTCCTTGGTTTGCCGCATGGAAAAAGCCAGTGCCTTGGAGCGCCGTTTAGATACCATCTCGTACAGGTTATCTTGCAGCTCCTCCATCGTCACAACGTAGCCGAGAGCATAAGTGACGTTGGTCAGCCGGGAGGTGATGCCCTGCGTTTCCGAGTCGTAGGAAATGCTGCCGCCCTGGTTTTTGACCGGAGCCAAACCGAAGCCGGTCAGTTCGACCCGCTCTTCGTAGGCCCGCGTCGAGGAATCGCGATCAAAAATCTTGCTGTATTCCTCGACGTGCTCGTCGTACATGCGCCCGAACCAGGCTTTAACCCCCGGCCACAGCGCTTTAGGATGATTCGAGGTATAGATTACGCCCATTTATTTACTCCTTAGACGCCGGTAGTGCCGTCAACGAATTGATGATTGTTCAACTTGACCAGCCATTTGGCATTATCGCCGATGGCATTGTCTTCGCGGTCTACCATCCGCACAAGCTGAAAATCCAGCGTTGCGGTGGTGGCAGCCGTCGAGGAATCGATCTCCAGACCGGAAAAGCCGGTCACGGTCGAACCGCCCGCGTCGGCAAAGTTGGCGTTCAGGCCAACGCTGGTTGCCGCCAGAGCACCACCTACGCTGTCCTCCTGAATCTCGAACAGCAGTTCGGGGTCGTCGGCCACGAACACATAGCGCCCGGTCGATGCGGCACGATAGCGCAGGGAATCGGCGGTTTCCGGCTCCACGCCCACCACCACGCCAACCATAACGTTGGTGGAGGATGCTTTGGCGACGGTCGGAATGCCGCGCGCGTCAGCGGAACCGGCCAGTTTTACCGGATCGCCCACATATACCGCAGTATTGTCGGTGGGCGGGATGTAATATTTCCCGCACCGACCATTATAAGGGGTTCCGTTCCGGTACATGACCGGGATCAACCCTTTGACAACATCGGAATTTGCCATGATTTAAAGCTCCAAAAAGAAAAGAGGCCGAGCCTCTTAGGGTTTGTAGGAAATGTCTTTGACGTAGCGCCCGTCTTGACCGGGCTTGACGCTACCGACCGCGCCGTTGCGTATCTGGCTGTCGATCTCGTCCACTTCCTCCTGCTTGACTTGCTGGTCTTCCTGATACAGTTCCTCGTCGATTGCCATCAGATAAGCGCGTAGCGGGGAGCCGTCTTCTTTGGTGCCGACAATGCGCGATATTTTCCCCCCCAAATCACTGTTCGCGTTGCCGCCCTCGCCGATTTGCTCTTGGCCGGTCGCGGATACAAACGCATAGCCACCATCTTCAGCGTTCTGTATGCGTCCGTCTGCGGTATCGTTAACCCAACGCAACCGCTTGCCCCGGTACAATTCGCGGGTTTCCTCGTCAACGGTCATTTTGGCTCGAAGGGTTCCCAGAGGTACTCGCTGTTTGCGTTCCGCTTTACTGCGTGCCATATATTTTGCTCCTTAATCCCACTGGTAGTGTTTCATGTACTCTTCTTTACTAAACCCCGGAATTTCCTTGACAAACCTGTCACACTGCGCTTTGGCGTCGGCGGGCAGGTCGTTATAGCCGCGCCCCTTGGCCTTCGGGGGGCTGCCTGCACCTTCGACCGACTGCGCGGTGCTGCGCTTCGGGTTGTCAAATTTTTCCGGGAAACGGGCTTTCACGCGCTTGGCGACCTCGGCGTAAAAATCCTTGTTGCTCTTCACCGTGCCGACCAGCCGTGTGCCGATAAAATCCGCGTATTCGGCAAGCTCCCGGTCTTCCGCGTACCATTTATTTTCCTCAAGGAAATCAAAGTATTCGGCGGGCGGTTCGTTCTGGGCTTTGGGGGCTTTGGGCTGCGGCGGCGGAGTTTTGGTCAGTTCGTCAATTTCCCGCTCTGCCGCTTCGTAGGCTGCGGTATCGCCGATTTCTACCGCCTCGCGCTGCTTAGTCTTGAGTTCGTTAAACGCTTTCTGGTACGCTCGCTGTTCGGCCTTGGAGTAATACTGCATCAGCTCCTGCACCGCTTCGCTTTGTCTTTCCAGTTTGGAGTTTAGCCGCTCAATATCGCGGACTAGTTTTTCGTTGCGCTCCTTGAGGATCGGGGTAATTTGTTTGCCACGCTCAACAAACTCTTCGGCGCTGCGCCATTTCGACGGGTCGCCTTTAAACTCGTCCTGCGGCACCCACCCCTGCGCTTTGGCTTCCTGCTCGATGGAGTTTTCCTGCTCGATCTGCTCACTCATGCCGTCACCTCGATAGCTGCGATGTCCTTGTCGTTAATCAGCCGATACTGCCGCCCGTCATGCTGCAACGTGCATCCGGCGTATTTGGCCATGTATACCGTGTCTCCGGGTTGCGGAACGCGGCCTTTCCATTCCTCGAATGCGTTGCCGCCGATAGCGATTACCTGGGCGCGGCACTGCGCCATGCGATCCTTTTCTTTGACCTGATCCGGCAGGTACAGTCCGCCCTCGGTTTTCTCCTCCACCTCTTCGGGCAGCACCAGCACTTTGTATTCGACCGGCTTAATCATAGTCGGCGACCTCCATCTCTAGAAATTTGTCCATCCCTTCGATAATGCCGAGCGTTTTGGCGTACTGCTGCACGACTTTGTCGGCGCTAGGCAAGCCCATCGGGCATCCCGTCAACAGTTGGTCCTTGTGCCATGCCTGGTGCTGTCTCAACAGGTGGTAAATTTTGCAGGTCGTCGGGTTGTGCTTCCATGCCCGGAATTCCTCCGCCGTCAACGGGTCCGCTTGGTACTGCTGCTCTGTCATACGCCATCCTTAACTGTTCGAGTTGGGTTTTGTACTGCTCTAACTGAGTACCGGCTTCCTTGGCTTCCGCCTCCGCAATGGATTTCACCGCGTCGGCATAAATTTTCGTAATTTCCGCTTTGATCTTCTCTGCGTCCACCTGCATCTGCGCCGCTTTCAGTTGCAACTCCGCATCTTTCGGGTCGGGCGGTGGCTGCGGTGGATCGGTAATCAGCGTTTCTAAGCCCTCGATCTGCAACGCTTCGAGGTAACGCTTGCGGATTTCCTTCTGATTGATGAACGGGTCGTTGGCAAACTGCAACAGCGCTTGCGCCTGCGCCATGCGTTGCGCACCGGTCACAATGCTGGGGTCGGCAACCGGTACCACGTCCAGAGAATCATCGTAATCGTTGCGAGCGACCGCTTCTTCTTCGTCCAGCACGCGGAAATAGGCTTGCTCCGGCAGGTATTTCTTGTTCAGCGCATAGATTTTGCCGAATTCCTGTTTGAGACTGCGATAAATGCGCTTGTAAATGGCGCTGAAAACCTTTAAGCCCTGCTCCAGCCTCGCCATAGTGGTGGTGGCGGTTTCGTTCTTCCCCTGCTCCCCGGTCATGATGTCCTGTACCGACGAAATGCGCTTGCCAGCATCCACCAGGAACGTAAGCAGGTTCAGTAACGCCACAGACGGGCCAGGGTAGTTCATCGGCACAATGGAGTCGCGTAGGCTCGCTCCGCTGGCGTTTTCGGTCGGAACCCACTGCCCCGGAGCCATGCGCACGTTTCCGCCACGCACTTTAAGGCCCCGCGAAATAAACCCGCCCTGCATGTTGGCCAGCGTTCCGGCGTCGAGCAGTTGGTTGGTAAGAGTGTCCACGGCATTGGAAATGCCGAACATCAGCTGCCCGAGGCCAAGATCATACCCGGAGCCGTCCGGGGCCGGGATAAACCCGAACTTGGTGTAATACTGCAACGGCTCGATGCGCAGCAATTTGGCCTTTTTGGTGTCAAACTCCGGCACATCCAGTATCGGCGGGGGCGGGGGCTGGACACCCTGCTCCAGCATGGCGCGGGCTTGCTGCTCGTATTGCACCATGACCTGCCGCGCCTGCTGCCGCGCCTCGTCCAACATGCGCCGAATTTTACCGAGGGTCATCTCCTGGCCCTCGTAGCGGACAAGGATGCCGTCCACGTCATAGCGCGGGACAATCCTCAACACCTGCTTACTCTCACGATGCAGAGTTACAATGTACGGCTCTTTGTAACCATCATCGTCGAGGTCCAACAGCCGGTGCTGCTCTAAAATCTCCTGCGCGATGTCCTTGTCAACGTCCTGCCCCATACCGAGATCCACATCCCGGTAAATTCCGGCGCGTACCCGCTCTTCGATCTCTTGCGGATACAGGTCAATCATTTCAGTGATGCGTGGGGCGCGGCTAAACTCGCAGTGGTAGCCGTAAACCACCTTATCCGCCTGACGCCATGCCGACACATTGCGTTGCAATGTGGTGTCAAAATAGGTCTTTTTAAACGCGGTCCCAACGATTGGCAGATACAGCAGCAGCTTGTCGGTGTCCTCGTCCCACTCGGTCATCTCCTCGGACAGCTGCCAACTCATATGTCGGGCAATGCGCTTGCCCTTGGCGTCCTTACCGGAATCGCCCCGACCAATCACCCGCGCTTTAACCATTTCGCCGGATTTAACAATTTCCGGGTAGGTGCGCGCGTTAAACTGGATGGCCGCTTCGGTAATCAGCGGGTATTTGATGTTTGCTGCGTTTTCCCACGGGAAGTTTTTTTCTTCCACTGCCTGTTTGGCCAGTTCGATGGCGGCCTGGGTGCGTTCGCGCCACTCGCCGAGGCTGGCGTAATCCGCATCGAAATCCTCAATGCAGCGGGTCGCGATCTCGGCCAGTTGATCGCTATCGATCTTGTCGCAGAGGTTCACCGCGTCCGCGTTGTCCAGCAGGTATTGTATGCTCATGATGCCCTTGCGTAGTTTTGCGTAAGTTCCGAGTAAAAAAAGGAGATCAATACCCCCCTACAGCGTTGCGCC